CGATCATCACCCCGGTCGCGATCGGCTATGGCGTCAAGAAACTGGCGGATAGCTCGCTGTCACTCGAAAAGACGATGATCGAGGTAGGGAAGGCGACGAATACAAGCGGTGAGGACCTGAAGACCTACGAAAAGGCGATTCTTGATCTCGCTCGGGCAACAGGTCAGTCGAAAGAGGAAATCGGATCGATGCTAGCCGCCGCAGGCTTTGCGGGGCGGCCGGTTCAGGATCTGGTGCGTTTTACTGAATACGCGGCAAAGGCAACAACCGCTTGGGGCACGTCGGCTGAGGAAACCGGCCAAGCCCTCGCTGAGTTGGCCAATATGTATAAGGCAGGGCAGGGACGACTTGAGGAGATTGGTGATGCGATCAACTACGTGGCCGATAACGCCGCGGCGCGCGAGTCCGATCTCATCGAATTTCTGCGGAGATCGGGGCAGGCTGGTCTGCAAGCGGGCTTCAGTGCCGAACAGACATTGGCCTTCGGTGCCGCTCTTAAAGAGGTAGGCGTCAACACTGAGGTCGCATCAAGCACCTTCAATACACTGGTCAACGCTCTGGCCTTGGGTGACAAGTTCCTCGATAGCAGCAAAGACGGTTACAAGGCCCTTGGTCTGAATGCCGCGAAGGTGCAGAAGGAGTTCGCGAAGAAGCCGCTGGAGACAACAGTCAGACTTCTGGAGCGATTAGGCAAGATTACTGACCCGATTAAGCGGGCGAACATTCTCACCGATTTGTTTGGCAAGGAGTGGCAAGACAACATTGCGATCCTGTCAGGAAATCTTGCTGGCGTTCACAAGGGGTTAGACCTCGTGTCCAGCAAAGGCCGTTATGCCGGTTCGGTGATGAGCAACTTCAACACTGCTATCGACACGGACGTTGGCCGGATCAATAAGGCGACCCAAGCTCTGGACGTGCTGATGACGCGCGCTGGCACAGCCTTCAAGGTAACCGCCGGTGGCCTCGCGATAGAAATCAACAAGCTCGTGGATGCGAGCGAACGCGGAGATGGCTTCTTCGATCGCCTGGAAGCCCGCAGGAAAGCCTATAACCGAGAGCGGTATGGATCGGATGAGCCGCCTATCATGGAAGGCGATCCTGGTGGCATTCGGATCCAGCAGCAAGTCAATGAAGATCTGGCTAAATCGGACCTCTGGACCAAATCGATTTTCGACACATCCGAGACGAGAGCAGCCGCCGAGGAGGCGGGAAGGCAGCGCGCTATTGCCGAGCGGACAGCAGAGCAGAATGCCGTCATCGACCGAATGAACAAGCTCTTGGAAGAGAGCCGGCGGCTTGGTGGGATTGATCAGAGCAAGCTTCGTTTTAAGGACGACACTCTCACCGGCGCGATTGCCGAGAACGCCAAGCGCTTATCTCTTGCGCAGGAGGATGCGCGTCGGATCGAGCAAAGCCGTATGGCAGTAGGGCGTCCTACCTATCCCTGGGCAGGAGATGACAGCGATGCGCGTGGTGTAGCGCCTCGCATTGAGACCGTTCCTCTCCCTCCGCCGCGTCCAATCGACGTGACAGGCAAGGTCGAACTAGACCCCTCGTCAAAAGTCGACGTGAACGTCAAGGTCAGCGTCGAAGGCGATGGCCGGGTGACCGGCATGTCAGCCAGTTCCAGTGGCAATGCCCAAGGGAATGTAGGCACCTCCATGCCCCACATCAAAGCGGGACCGCGATAGGACAGCACCATGCGTGATTGGACACAGACGCTGCGGGACGCCTCGTTCCGCGGCGTGCCGTTCCATGTGGAGACCGAGGGGCTGCAAGCCGGACGGCATATTGCCGTGCACGAATACGTCCGCTCGGAGGAGACCCGGGCGGAGGACATGGGCCGCAAGGCAAACCGGTATCGGGTGACGGCTTATGTCGCCAATGATCTTGCCGATATCCACGGGGCGGCGCTGGTCGCCGCTCTGACACAGCCTGGATCGGGCATCCTGACCTTGCCCCTGCTCGGGCCGGTCGAGGTGATGATCTCGGGCGATATCTCGACCACGCATGAAAAGTCACGCCTCGGCTATGTCGGGTTTGAGTTCGAGGCGGTGGAAGCGGGCTCCGGCTCGCTGTTTCCGAGCCTGCCGCTGGGCAACCGCCTGGCTGCGTCTGCGGCTGCATCGATCGCAGGGCTCGCCCGCAGCTTTCTCGGAGGCTTCCGGCCATGACAGAGCGGGTATCGATCGCTGCTGGCGTGGTTCAGACCTTATGTGAGCGCATTGATGACCTCCGGTCAGCGGTGACCTTGGATGCGGACGTGTCCTCTGCACTGGCGACCCGGATTGCGCGAAGCCGCGCAAGTCTGGTCGGTGCGCGCGATGTCGCGACAGTGGCTGCAGCTGTAAGCGATCTCTGCGATGTGATCCGCGACCTCGGCAGTGAAGCCGATCCTGCCCAAATCGAGAGCCTTGGCGGCGCGGCCCTGCCGTTCCTGGTAGCGTCCATTCCGGTCACCTCGTCGCCAGCCGTGACTTTGGCCTCGGACTTCGCACGGGCGGCGGTTGCCTGCGTTGAGGCGGCTCTCTTGGCAGAAGTTGCCGTGGCCGTGGCAGAGCGGTCCTATTCGGATCGCCCGTTGGCTCAGGCGGCAACAAAGCGGCTGGCAGGTCTGGGCGACACCTCGCTTGAGCGCATTGCCGAGTATGGCGGTGAGGAGATTTGGCAGGCGGCTTCGGATGCCGTGCGGCAGGCTATCGATTATCTCGGGCGCGGCGCACTCGATCTCAAGCCCGTGGTGCTGGTTGAGGCTATGCGTTCGTTCCCATCCACGGTTCTCGCCTGGCGCTTGTATGGCGATCCGGAGCGGGCTGAGGAACTCGTGGCGCGCAATGGCGTGACGACGCCCCTGTTCATGCCTACGACGCTGGAAGCCTTGGCCCAATGATAGACGAAATCGTCACCCTAGTGGTCGGCGGCAAACGGCTCTCTGGTTTCCAGGAGGTGCACGTCACCCGCTCGATGGAGCAGGCGGCGATCACCTTCGGCCTCCGTGCCGTCAATCCATCCTGGCACGAGGATGCCTGGGCCCTGCGGCTTGGGGCCGAGGTTGAGCTCTATGCCAATGACACCCTGATGTGCAGGGGCTATATCGACAACTACGAGGCCGACCACGGCGAGGGGGCACAGCACGATGTGCGCGTCTCAGGCAGGTCCAAGGCTGCCGACGCCATCGATTGCCCGCCGGGCAGGCACAAGACCGGCCGTGTCGAAGGCAAGACCCTCCTCGACGTGGCGAAGGAGTTCGATGAGTTCGGCATCGGCTATGATGCCGATGTTCCGCTCAAAGTCATCCCGAAGGTGCAGCGCTATCCCACCGACAGCGTGCATGACACGCTCGAGCGCGAAGCACGCGAGCAGGGACTGATGCTGATGGGCAAGCCTGAAGGTGGCGTGCTGATCACGCGGGCCGGATCGAAGCGCCACGCCGGAGCGCTGGTCGAGGGACATCCGCCGATCAAGAAATTCGGCGTGAAGTTCTCGGCTGAGGGCAAGTTTTCCGAGATCACCGCGAAGGCTCAGCGCGCGCTCGGCACCAGCGACAAGGATCTCCGCGAGGAGGTCAAGGAATACGACCCTGAGGTTGGCCGCTACCGCCCGATGGTCGTCTTCCTTGAAGGCGATGGGACGGAAGAGGATCTCAAGACGCGCGCGCAATGGGAGCGGCTGCGGCGCCAGGGTTCTGGAACTTCGGTGCCAATCACGGTCAGCACCTGGCGCGACGATGCTGGAAATATGTGGGAGCCGGGCCGTCTGATGGCGATCGTGCTGCCGAGCGAGCGGGTTGATCAGGACATGACGCTGTCCGGCGTCACCTTCACCCAAAATCATCAGGGCACTGTGGCGGTGCTGACCTTCGTTGATCCGCGCAGTCATGGCGGCAAAAAGCCGAAGGGCAAGTCCGACAAGGCCTATGACGCCGGCACTGGGCTCGATCCATGATGTATGACCTGTTTCGCACCCAGCTGCGCGAAACGCAGGATGACGGCGATCAGCAGACCGTGACCCTTTACGGGGTTGGCGGCGAGGAGCTGACGCGCGTTCATCGCGTGCAGCAGTTCGGCCGTTCTGCGATCCCCCCGGTCGGCTCGCATGGCATCGGCATGGCGCTGTACGGCCGCCGTGACTTGGTCGTGGCGCTCGGCCTGGAGCACCCCCATCATCGGCCCCGGCTACAGAGCCCAGGCGAGCACATCCTCTACGATGCTTTCGGCTCGGCGATCTCCATGGTGCAGCAGAACATGCGCTTTGTTCATCCCCAGAAGGTCGAGCATGCGGTCGGTGGTGTGACGATGACACTGACTGCCGAAGGCTTGGCGATCACCGGCGGCCGCGTCACTCATGACGGTCGCAGCATCGGCTCCGATCACACTCACGGCGGCGTGGTTCCCGGCGGGGGCACGACCGACATACCGGCCAACTGAGGCGCCTCATGCTCACCATCAAGCCTCTGTCCACGGCAGACCGCACGGTCCTGCCGCCCGATGTCGTGATCATCGACGGCACCACGGGCGATTTCGTGCTCGATGAGCATACAGGCCTGCGGGCACAGAACCCGATCGCCACCGCCATCGTCCTCTGCCTCCTGACCGATGCCCGCGCCTCCGACGACGAGCTGCGGCACGAGCATGCGGGCGATGCGCGCGGGTGGCCTGGTGACGGCTTCGATCTCGATACCTCACGCGGCGAGACCGAGCTCGGCTCCAAGCTCTGGCTCTACCGGCGCCATGAACTCACAGACGAGACGGGCAGGGCGATTGAGGATGAGGCTCGCCGTGCCCTGCAGACCCTGATCCGTCAGGGCGCTGCTACCCGCATCGACGTGAAGGCCAACGTGCAGAAGGCGGAGGGCCGTATTGCCTTAGATGTCGCCTTCATCGGTCGCGATGGCCGCACGACCACCGCTGTTCGCTTTGATCCCCTCTGGAAACTCATCCAATGACCTTTGTGGTTCCCAAGCTATCGGAACTGTCCCAGCGCGCACGCCTCATCATCGCTAATGCGACTCAAGGGGCGACGATTGACCTATGGCCGAACCTCTTCCCGATCCTCGCCAAGATCCTGGCGCTGCTCGGTAAGGAATGGCACATGCGGCTCGCCTTCCTCTACAAGCAGCTGTTCGCATCGACGGCTGACGAGGTCTGGCTGGCACGACATGGGTTCGAACTCGGCATCACCCGCATCCCGGCGAAGGTAGCCACCGGTTATGTGACGGTCGATGTCCCGTCCGGAACGGTCGTTCCCTACGGCGTCACCTATCGCCGGGCAGACGGCGCATTGTTTCGGACTCGCACGAGCTCCATCGGAGCGGGTGCTGGCACCAGCCTTGAGTTTGAGGCTGTCATTGCCGGCGCGCTCGGCAATACTGACGCTGGGCAGACGCTCACCCTGATCGACACTCGTCTAATACCTGGATTGGGAGACACGGCAACGGTCTCAGCCAGCGGCCTCGGCGGCGGGGCTGATGTGGAAGCTATCGAGGCGTTTCGTCAGCGCATCCTCGATCGCAAGCGCAACCCGCCGCAGGGAGGTTCTGCCACTGACTGGATCCGGTGGACCAAGGAGAGTTCCGGTGCGATCTCCCGCGTCTTTGTCGACAGTTTCATCGGTGATGCACGGGAGGTGTGGATCTCGTTCCTCCGCTCCGACAGGGCCAACGACATCCCGACGAGTGCCGATGTGGCAGCCGTGCAAGCCTATGTCGAGGATCCGATCCGTCGTCCTGTGACAGCGCGCGTTTCCGTGGCCGCGCCGGATCCGCAGCCGGTCAACATGACGATAGCCGGACTGTCCCCGGATACCCCCGCGATCCGTGCATCCATCGAGGCCGAACTTGACGCCATGTTCGCGGACAGAGTGGCCCCTGCCACGCCATCCCAGAACTTCACTCTCTGGCGAGCTTGGATCTCTGAGGCAATCTCACGGGCAACCGGCGAGACGAAGCATACCCTGGCGGTTCCTGCCACGGACCTGACCTACACGACAGCCGGACACATGCCCGTTCGCGGCGCCGTCTCCTATACCGATTGAGACTTTCATGA